GTCAGGCCCTCAAAGTAGTCAAACGCTGAGTTGACGAGCGGCTTTTGCGTGGCACCGTCCCAGTAGAACAACGCCGGCACCGCAGCGCCGCCAGTCGAGAAGCTCCACACGTCTGGCCGAGCCAGCGGGTTGGGGTCTCGCTCGTCCGGGTTGAGCACCTCGTAGCGATACGTTATCTCGGCGTGAAAAGGTGACGGACTGCCCTCGGTTAGTTGGGCATCCGTCATAATCATGAACGGATACTCTGGGTGGGGTGCCCCGTGGGCAATGCCCACAGCGTTTGCCGCCTCTTGCGTGCCTACTGCCGTGGCGTCCAGCGTGAGCACAAACCTCCGCTCTGCAGTTGGCGGCTCGCCAAAGCGATGCGAAAACGTGCGGCCCGAGATTTCACGGAACCCGAGGACGGCCATTAGCCTTTGATCTCCACGGGTTGGAGCCGCAGGTTGCGCAGTTCTTGGCGGATCTCGACGAGCCTGGCAATCTGCTCACGCCGCTGCTCGAGCGACGGATCTTGGCGGCCTGTGGCCAAGAACTGGCCGATGCCCTCGCTTGATCGAATGTCGGCGATTCGCAGGGCCTGCTGGGACGGCCTGCTCAGCTCGCGGGCAATCTCTTTGCGAGCGTCGATGCCTTCCTTGGCGATGTTCTGGACAGCGGCACGGATTTCCTCCGGGTTCAGCAAACCTCGGCCGATGGCCTTACGCAGCGCGTCAAACTGCGAGGCAATCGTCTCTGCTGGCTTCAGCAGATTGTTGTCGATGCCGAGGGCCTGGAGCTGCCGCTGGCGGTCCTGCTCGCGGGCCGTCTTGGCAGCGTCTCCTACCAGCTTGAGACGCTCCCGAGCCGCGGCAATTCCTGCACGGTCGTTGTCTGCACGGGCGGCCCTCAATGCCTCCTCGGCGGCAATACGCTCTCGGTCGATTGCAACCAAGTCCTGAGCCAACTTGATGCGGGATTGCTCGCCGGCACCAAGCCCGTCGAAGGCAAGCTCCTGCGTCCGCTTGCGAGCGTCCTCGGCCGCACGTCGTGTCGCCTCGGCAGCCTGCTCGGCCGCGCGGATGTCGGCCTGCCGTCGCTCGGTCACTTGGCGGATGGAGTCCGCGAAGCGGTTGCTCTCCTGCACAAGCTGGCCGAGCAGGAATCGTTGATTTACCAAGTCTCCGTTGGCCCGCTCAGCAAGGTTCTGGATGCTGTTGAACTGAGAAACCAACTCACGCGGCAGATTGACTGTGCCGCCGAGTTCCTTGGCGAGGCCTGAGATAGCCGACTGTGCTGAGTTGATGGAGTCCTGGGCGATGTCACCGAGCGACAAGTCAGGAATCTTGACGGCGGCCTGGACCTTAGCGCCAAAGTTTTGGGCGGCGGTGCCAGCCGCGTTGAAGCGTGCAGAGATTTGATCAATCTCTGCTTGCACAGATGCAACAGAAGTTTGTGCGTCACCCGACGCCGTGCGTGTAGCGACCGCCCATTCAATCACCGCGCCGGCGGCAAGCCCAAAGCCAACAGCCAGAACGCCGATACCAGTTGATGCGAGAAGAGAGCGAATGGATCCGGCCAGCACGGCAGTGCCAACCGCTGCAGCTCGCGTTGCAGAACCGTAGAACGTCACCGCCGTGGCGGCGCGAGAAAACGCCAGGGCCAATGACGCGATGCCCGCGGCTAGAGCTTGCCGGTTGATAAACGCCAGCGATGCCCCAACGGCCGGCAATAGAAACCGGGCCAGCGGCGACGCCACGTTGATGAGCAGCGTGAACGCGTTGCCTAAAGACTGGAACGCTGACACGGCCCCGGAGATGACGGCTGAGAAGTCTATGCCAGCCACGAACGACGCCAGCGCCTGGCCTGCCTGCCGGATGGCCGGCAACGAGTCACGCAACGCTTGCACGATTGCTTGGTACGCAGGCTGTAACGAGTTGCCGATGACGGCACGGATGTTGGCCCACTCGGCCCCCAAGATCCTCTGCTGGTTGGCTAGCGAGCCCGACGTTCGCTCGAAGTCGCCCTGTGCGTTGGCCGTCTGTTGCAGGATCGCCAGGTATGCCGCTTGGGCACGCACAACCGGCGACAACGCAGCCGACGTGACATCGAGGCCGTTGGCCAGAGCGACCTGCCGGAGCAGGGCATCGCTTAGCAAAACGCCGTACCGACGAATCGGCTCAGCCTCGCCGCGAAGGGCAGCGCCGAGGGCGGCCACGGCGTCCTCAACCGAGGTGTTGTTGAACGACGCAAGGTCCGTAGCCAGCCGAGTCAGCGTGAGCGAGTATTCGGCCGCCTGGTCAGTGTTGAGCCGGATGGCTGTAAACAGGTTACCAAATGACGCTGTTGCCTGCAGGGCCGCTCGAGTCGACAAGCCAATGCCGGACGATGACTGGGCAAAATCTTGGATTGCCGCAGCGGACTCACCGAAGATCACGTTGGCCTTGCTGGCCTCTTCGCCGATAGCCACAGACTCGTCGACAAATCCGGCGAGCAGACGATTGGCCTGGCCGATGGCGGCCGACACCGCCTGGATCGACGTAATGGCAAGCCGGCCAATCTCGATGTTCCGCAGGACCGTCACATCGCTGGCCGTTTTCTTGGCAGCCAGGCCGAGCTTCTGCAACTCGACAACGCCGGCGTTGATGCCTTGGGCCATGCCCGCAGCGTTTGCCGACAACTGAAAGCCAATGCCTACGCTTGCCATTACTTCTTCTTGAGTGCTTCGGCCAGGGCCTTGAGGTTGTCAACCACCTGCGTCGGATGCTGCGGCGTCAGTGAGTCAACGGGGATAAAGTCTTCCGGGTCCGGAGGCTTATGTTTGCTGTAGGGGGCGAGGGTCGCCGAGATCTGCATGCCGGACTGCAGCCACGGGTCGTCGAGCGGGCGGAACCACCGGCTGTAGGCGATCCACATGGAGAACTCGCGGGAGTCCATGCGGTCGATTTCAGCGAGTGTCTTATGTAGGTGCCCGGCCAGACGCATCTTGAACTGCAGCGTCGGTCGGGCGTTCATTCCCCCGCCAGCTTTTTGATTTCCTCCTCGGTGAGTGCGTTGTGCTTGAGGGCCTCGTGCCAGAGCTTGTGCATCACGTCGCTGCTGCGGCGCTTGAGGGCGGCCACGCCTTCCTCGCCCGGATAGAGCAGCTCGCCCTTCTCGTCGCAGAGCGTGCGAGCGAGGAGCTCAGAGCGGAAGTCGGGGATCGCCTTGCCTTCGGCCTCGAGCAGCTTGAGCTCGTACGAGTCACGGTCTCCCACGCTCATGAGCCTGATGCACACGTCGCCGCCAAGCTCAGGGCACGGCACGGTGAGGATCTTGGCGTCGGCGGCCTTGTCGATCTGGTCTCTCGTCAGCGGCATGATTTACCCTATTGGCCAATGAGATCGAACGTGTAGCTGTAGCGGGTCACGCCGTTGACTTCCGCAACAGCACCCACGTCCGTGCATACTGCAAGGTTTGTCAAGGACACGCCGCCGCCGGAAAGCACCAGACTGGCCATGACTCCCCAGAAGCCGGTGCTGGCACCGCCAAGCGACTCAACCTGAACCTGCCCAGGGAGCGGCTTGTACTGCGTGCCACGCCCCTCTGGCATGCCGCTGCCGTACGCCACCGAAAGGCCGACGATCTCCGTGATCGGAGTGCCGCCGAAGCTGGCGGTGACGCCGGTGCTGTACGTCGCCACGGGTGGCCCCCTTGGCGTTAGGCGAGCTGGAACTCAGCCGAGCCCCGCACGATGTCGTTCAGCGTCAGCGTGACGCTCGAGCTTTGGCAGGTGGCCGTGGCCGACACGCTCACCGGGCCGGTCAGCGTCAGCGTGCCGGTAGCGTTCTGGGCAATCGGGGCCGTGCCGATGAACTCGATGCTCACAGTCTTGCCGGTGTCGCCGCCGGGCGTGCCAGTCAGCGGCCGAGGCAGCGAAATCACGCTGGCCCCGGTCGTCAGGCCCAGGTGGCTGGCGTCGATCAGGTCGGCCCCGCCAGTCTCGCCGAGCGAGTAGGTGACGCTCGTGACGGTGTAGTTAGAGCCCGCAAACGAGAAGCCGACGCCGGTTGCGTAAGTGGCCATAAGTCCCTAGGTCTCCTGCCAGGCTACGTCAAAGGTCTGGGTGATTTGGTACACCGGCGGCAGCTCGCTGCCGTCCAGCTGCACGAAGCCGTCTCGCTCTGTTTCCAGGGCAACGTGCTTCACTTCTACACCGTACGCAGAACCGCTCCACCCATCCAGAGCCGACCGCAGCGCGTCAGCCACCTCACGGGCCGCCTCGTAGGTGGCGGCGTACGTCGCCATTTCCACCGAGACGCGCGGCACGCCCACGGGCAGGTTGAGCGTCTGGTTCCGCTCGATGAGCGACCGCTGGTAGGTGACAAACGGCAGGGCCGCCGACATTGGGGCCAGCACCGGGTAGGTGCGGTAGCCAAGCAGCCTGGCCAGCACGGGCGTCGTCTCGATGCGGTGCTTGAGCACCTGCTCCGGGCTTTTGAGCATCAGATGCCTCCCACGTCGCCGACTTGCTTTTGGTAGTCACGAGCGGCCTTTTGCAGGGCCTTCCGTAGCTCCAGGTCGAGCACGGACTGCATCTGTGACTTGGACGCCTGGAACGCCTTGGCAAGCGGCCGGCGGGCCGGTGACGGGCCGACGCCGCCGGTTGAGATGAAGTCGATTGGGTACAGGCCACGGCCAGAGAACGGACCGCGTGTACGGAACGATGAGAGGATGCCACGCGGGCTAGTCGGGGCTTCCTTGATGCGTTGGCTGAGCGTGCGGATCCGGCCGCCAAGAATCACTCGGCGACGCTTCGTCTGCCGGCTCTTGCCGGGCGTTCGCGGCTTTGTGCCGTACTCCACCAAGTGCGAGTGGTAAGCCCGGTTAGGCCCCTTGAGCACGCTGCCGCCAGCAAAGGCAGGCGTGGCAGACTTTTGGCTCTTGGCGTTTGTCGGGCGGCGGAAGCCAACAACCACGACGCCCACGGGGATATTGGCACGGTTGCCACGCTTTCTGGTGCGGCCGTATTGCCGCTCAACGCTGGTCACGCTGGCCAGCAGGTTGCCCGTCACCTGGCCCAAAGCGGCCACGTTGCGACGCAGGGCCTCGATGCCTGGCTTGGCGGCCTTCTTGAGGGCCTTGGATTGGTACTTAAGGCTGAGCTCTTCCGGCAACGCCTGGAGGGCGTCGGTGACTTCCTTGAGCGGCTCGGCTTGAAACAGGGCCTTGGCCTGCTTGCCACGGCCCAAGGCGAAGTTGATGACCGGCCGGCCGGCGTACACGTTGGCCATGTCAGGTGGTCTCCTGGCAGACCAGCTCGTGCTCGCTGCGGTTGTTGTGCTCGAGCAGGCTCACGATCTCCAGCGTGCGGCCACGCCACAGCAGACGCATCTGCTGGGTCAAGCCGGCGACGTATCGCAGCCGCACCCTGTGCGTGATGCTCACCTCGAGCTGCCCGGCACCGAGGGCCTCGCGGGCCGTCACGCCTTCCACGCTCGCCCACCGCTCGGCAAACGTCGCCCACTCCAGCGTGGTCTCGCCGAGCGAGTTGCGCCGCTCGGTCGCCTGCTGGATCGTCACACGCTCGCGGAGGCGGCCGGGGTCGATCATGTGCCGTACAGCACCACGGTGTAAGAGGCAGTGCCTTCGCTGGCGTAGATGTCCGCAAAGCCTCCAGCGTTGCTGCCAATAGCAATCTGGTTGCTCTGTGAAAAAAGTTTTAGCCGGCCTAGGTCGCCTTCCTCGACGAGTACGCCGCTTCCGCTGCCACGCAGGGCAATGCGGCTCACGTTTATGATGCCGACTTCCTGCCCGCTTGCTGTTTTGTACGCATTGGCGATGCCTTGACCGTCGCTGGAAAACAGCAAAACCGACGCAGTTCCCACCGTCCCCGTCACAATCGCCACCTTGCCAGTCGTGTACTCAGTCGAGTCCTCGAGGGTCACCACCTTGAGCGACGTGGTGCCGTCGGTGTCGTGGAACAGCACGTCGACGTTGATGCGGCCGTTGATCGCCATCAGCGGTAACTCCCCCAGCGGTGCGTGTCGAGCAGGGCCTTGACGCCAAACTCAATCTCTTTGGAGATGGTGCCCGTCAGCACGGCGCTGCGATGCTCGTAGAGGCTCCCGATAATCATCAGCATGGCCGAGCGGATGGCGGCCGGCACGCTGGTGCCATCGGCCCCGTAGCCGCCCCACCACGTCACGCTGACGGCGTTCTCGTCATAGAGGTGGCCCGGCCAGGTGCCGGCGTAGACGGTGCGGATCACGCCCGGCGTGGCGGCCCGGTCCACCCGGTACTCGCTCGTGTTGAGCGTGGCCGTCTGCTGGGTCTCCAGCGTGTACGTCACCACCGTGGCGGTCGTCGTGCCGGCCTGGGCCATCGGCGGCCTGGGCAGCTCAAACTCCCACGGGAACCGGTCGGCCCGCATCGTCCACTGGGTGTGGACGAGCGTCCGGTCCAGGTACTCCTCGCAGAACTCACGGGCGGCCTTGATGATGGCCGAGATGAGCGAGTCGTCGTCGGAGATGTCGACCCGCAGGTGAGCCTTGGCCTCGGACAGCGTCACGGGCTCGACGGCCGGCTCGGTCGCACGTACGAGGCTGCGGTACTTCATCGCTGCTTGCGGCTCCGCTTCTTGGGCGTGGCGTCGGCGGTCCTGACCTCGGGCTCGGCTGTAGCCGTGTCGAGCAGCTCCTGCTGCCTCTCCTCCACGGCGTAGCCGGCCACGATCATCTCGTGGGCCTGGCCGCCGGGTACGTCCAACACCGTGCCCTTGTTGTAGGAGCGGAACGGCCGCACCAAACGTATCTTCTTCATTCCGGGGCCCTCCATGCAGTTTCCGGTGGCGTCATGTTCTTGGTGTAGTCGCTAGTGAACTGGAACACCGGCTTGCCCAGATCCCGGCCCGGCCAGGTCACGACGTACTCGCCGTGGCCGATGCAGACCCGCGGCGTCACGAAGACCTTGTTTCCAGAGTCCCGCCAGTTGGCCCAGAACCAGATGTCAGCGTCCCGCCGGCCGTCGTTCCACGTCCCGTCCGGGGCCGGCTTGCACCAGAACCAGGGCTTCTTGCACCGCTTGAGGGCCGCCGTCGAGATGATCGTCAGGCCGAAGTGGGCGGTGTCGACCTCCTGGACCGGCGCGGCAAACCACTCACGGGGCACGCTGCTCGAGCCGCCCTCGGGCGGGTTGTCGAGGTTGCCCTTGAGCGTGAGCATCGGCCGGCCGTCCTCCCGCTTGGTCTGCAGCGGTGCGAGGGCATCGCACTGGAACGTCAGGGCCAAGGCAAACAGGTGCTCGATATCAGCTTGGGAAAAGAACGAGTCGTAGTCGATGCAGAGCAGGTACTCGCAGCGGTCGATGAACTGCTCCCAGACTCTGGTATGGACTTGGTCCCAGAACACGCCGGTGCCCATCGTGGGCCGGATGCTCAGCGGCATCAAGGCCTGCACCCAGCTGAACGTGTTGGCCGTGAACGCCAGCCGAGGCATCGACAGCACGGCCTCTACCCTGACATCCACCTCACTGTTGCCGACGGTGATCTTCATGGAGGCTCCAGAAAGGGAAACGGCTGGCCAGGGCAAACCCTGCCAGCCGTTCACTTTCGGGATCGTGTCAAGCGTCAGCCGCTGACCACAGCCGCCACGCCGACCTCGGAGGCCGAGACCGGGCCAACGTCGGCCTTGCCGAGCCGGGCCACGGAGACCACGCGGGTGGCGAACGCCGGGGTTGCGTTGACCTTGAGGTACCGCTGCTTGCCCCGCAGGTCGACGTTCATGCGGACGATGTTCGCCGCACCCGTCACCGAGCTGGTGGGGATGGTGAACCCGCCCGTGCCGCCACCGACGAACTCGGTGATGTTGGCAAAGGTCGTGTTGTCGTCGGACTGGGACAGGAACAGGGCATTGGCCACGTCGTCGGCCGTCGCCGTCGAAGCCTCGAAGATCACGTCGATGCTGGCGTAGTCGTAGCCCAGCGTGTCGAGCGTGTGGCTCGCGGTCGCGTCGGTCGCCGTGTCAGCGGTGCTGACGGACGCCAAGGTCTTGGTCGATTCCAGATGGTTCATCGTTCAGGTTCTCCGGGGAGGCTTAGAATCAGTGACCGACCAGGCCGACGAGCGGGCCGGCCTCGGTGGCCGAGCCGAGCGAGTGCCAGACCATGTCCGCACGGGCGATGCCGAGGTACAGCGTCTGGTCGTACTCGACGTACCGCTCGGTGCTGATCTTCGTGGCGAAGGCCGACCGGATGCCGTACATCCCGGCCAGGCTGGCGTCTCCGAGGAGGGCCATGACCTTGCCGCTCTGGTCGCCCGACTTCGCCATCACGTTGCTGATCGTGACGGGGTAGCCGAGGAAGTTGAACCCGGTGCCGTTCTCGAAGGACACCCGGCCGTTGGCACCAACGTCGAGCCGCTGCATCGACTGAGCGAAGCCGTAGCTGGAGATGTACCAGCGGGGCTGCGTCACGTAGGTGGGCAGCTTGGCGACCACGCCGAGGAAGTCGTTGACCGTCAGCTCGCCGAACTCGTCGTTGTTGGTGTCGGCCGTGTGGTACGAGCCGGCGTTGGTGAGGATCTTGTTGGCCACACCGTACACACCACCGTAGGTGTTGCTGCCGTCGCCGTTCACCGCCGCCTGGTCCAGCTTGTCGCTGATGGCGGTGGCGAACTCGGCGATCACCCAGTCACCAACGGCCGCCGCATCGGCGAGCAGCTCGTTGCTGACGCGGGTGCTGACGGTCAGCTTCCGGGCCACCAGGCGGATGTCCGTGGCGGACGGGTCGCTGGCCGAGATCTCGGCGTTCTCGCTGGTCCACGAGGCCGTCACGCCCGAGAGCCGCTTCACCGCCGTGACGGTGTCGGACGGCATCTGCACGAGCTGCATGGCGGCGGGCCACACCGAGTTCTCCTCGACGAGCCGCACCACCTGGCCGCTGGCGATCTCGGGCACGAACACGCCGCCGGCCGAGTTGACCGACTCGCCCAGTGCCCGGCTCTCGATGCCGTGATCCTGGCACCACCGCTTGGCATCGGCGTCGCCGTGCACGTAGCCAGCGAGCCACTTGCCGAACGAGTAGGCGTCGCGCCGGCCCTCTTCGGTGTTGGGGAACGCCTTGAGCCGGCCCCGGTAGGAGACGGGCTCGATCCGGGCCGGCTCTTCACGCACGACCTCGGGAGCCGGCTTGCAGCGGTCGGCCACAGCCCGGAGCTCGCCGGCGGCGTCGGCCACCTTCTGCTCAAAGGAGATCTTGCCGGCCAGATCCTTGGCCTTGTCGGTCAGACCCGAGAGCTCGAGGTTGCGAGCGTCGGTGTCGGCCTGGTTGTCGGTGGGCATGGCGCTGAGCGTCTCGATGCGCTCGGCGACATCGGCGGCTTCGGCACGAAGGGCGGAAAGGCGATCCATGGTCGATTTCTCCAGCGGCGTGATTACCGTCTGGGGTTCAACCTAGGAACGCACCCCGGGTGCCTTGCAGTACTGCACTGCGGTTTGTGTTGTGCGCACAAACACGCGAGCGCGAGCACCGCACCTCGGGCATCGCAGATAACGCAACTGCTCCTCGCCGACGGGCCGGCTAGACCGCGTCCGCAGCTGCTCGCCGCACTGGCACCGTGGCTTGTCGCTCATACGTTCCGCAGTCGCAGGAGGGCGGCCCACGCCTGGGCGACGCCTCGCAGGGCCAAACGCTCAGCAGGCGGGGCCGCTGGTTCCTCCGTTGTCTCCTGGCTGGCAAGCCACGCCTCGTAGCTCCGCTGGGCCACGGCCACGCTTGAGGCCGGATAGGCCGGCGTCAGCACGACCGACACGTCGGCCAGCAGGCTCACCTCCCGGATCTCCCGGATGGCCCCCTGCTCGTCGCTAGACCAGTTGGCACCGCGGCTCTCGTCCACGGCGAACGCAAACGAGGAGCCACGCAGATCCCGGCGACGGATGAGGGAAAGCGTGTCTCGGCCCACCTGCGTGTCGGGCGGCGTCACGGTGTACCGCAGGCCCTTCTCGTCGCTCGACAGCTCGAGCGTGCCCGAGGACGTACGGCCAAGAATCATGTTGCTGTCGTGGTTCAGCAGGGCCACAACGTCCTGCTTGCCACGCTGCCGGTTCAGGATCTTGTCGAACGCACCCGGCCGGATGATTTCCCGGAAAGAGCCGCCACCTTCCCGCAGCGGCAGGCTGAATCGGTTGTAGACGGCAGCGTAGCCGGTGATGACTTGCTGGCCGTTGGCCCGCTCCTCGATGACCAACTCGGCCTCGGGCAGCTCGTCGAAGTCCAGGCAGCGTCGCTCAAGTTCCATCTGCGGAATCCTCCTCGTCTGGCATGTCGTCTTCCGGGTCGTCGTCTTCTGGGTCGTCACTCATTGGCGGCACGGCAGGCTGCTGCACAGGCGGCTCTTGCGCCGGCATCGGCTCAGGCTCAGCGGCCTTTTCCAGCGTGGTCATGTTCAGCTGTATGAAGTGCTGGTCGCCCTCGGGACCGAGCGGGTTCATGTTCTCAAGCTCTCGCACTTCGTTCACGCTCATCCAGCCGTTCTGGACTGCGGAAACGTAGTAGGCCGACCGGCTGGCGTGGTCGCCACGCAGCAGGCCGGTCAGAACGTGCTCCGCGAAAAACCGCTCGTCGTCCTCAATGAGATCCCGGCTGATGGAGGCTTCCCATCGGCGGCAGTGAGGCAGGAAGCAGAACTGCACCGCCTCGGTGTTTTGCACCTCGATGTTGTTGTATGTGCTGCGACTCAGCTCGCCGATGAGGTGGAGGGGGCACCGCATGCTTCGTGCCACTTCCTCGATCTGAAAACGGCGCGTCTCCAAAAACTGAGCCGACTCGTTAGAGCCGCTCAGCTCATGGGCCTTGACGCCGTTTGGCAGCACCGCCGTCCTGTGGGCCCGGTCAGCGCCACGGTGCATCCGCTCCCACTGCTCGCGCAGCCGCTCGGCCGCCTCAATGGGAATCGGGTTGTCGCTCTCCAGCACGATGCCCGGCCTGGCCCCGTTGCCGAAGTACGTGCTGCCGTGCTGCTCCAGGGCGCGAGCAAGGCCGATGGAATCACGGGACAGCGTCGGCGGCTGCAGGCCCATGATGCCGTCGGTCGTCAGCCACCGCAGGTGGAAAATCTGGTCCTGCGTGTAGAGCGTGGTGCGGTTGTTGTCAGGCTCACGGTACTTGTACCGCAGGCTGCCGTTCTCCAGCCGCTCAACCTCCATGCGGCTGGGATGCAGGGGCCACATCTCGAGGCGACCAGCGGCCGGCACCCGGATCTCGGCGTAGCTGTTGCCATACATGAGGTACAGCGCCGTCATCTGCTCGCGGAACTCCATGGCCGTCTGCCACGGGTTGGGCTGCTGGTGAAGCACCCGGTACAGCGGGTTGTTGGCCGCCTTCCGCTTGCCGCCGTCGTCGAGCCGCTCGTACAGGAACAGCGGCAGGCTGGCGATGGTCTCAGAGATCACCCGGACGCAGGCCAGGAAGGCCGAGCACTGCAGGGCCGTCTCGGGCGTCACTCGCACGCCGGCGGCCGTCCTGGTGCCGCTGCTGCCGTCGTAGTCCCAGTGGCGAAGCTCGTGCATCCGGTAGTCGGTGAGGGTGCTCATATCACTTGTATGTTCCAGGAGTCATCGGGCCGAGGTGCCGTGACTTTCTGCCACAATCCGATCGCCATCACTAAAGCCACGATGCCATCGATCCGCTCACTGCTTCGCTGTTTGCTCGGCCGAATGTTTTGCCCGTCTGTCTGAATCGCCACGTTGCCGGCCTGCCACGTCAGCACTGGATGCCCGCCGTGCAGCAGCTTGCCAGACACGATCCAGTTCTCTGCTTGCTTGCTCGGCGCTGACAAACCGCCGTAACCTTGCCGGTATTGTTCCATGGGCAGCCCGTCTCCTTGCAGTTGCAGGCCGAGTTGGGCTGAGTTCCACGGGTCGAGGCCGATGCCTCGGATCTGGTACTTTTGTGCAAGCGCGCTGATGTCGGACCGCACCTTGTCGAAGTCGGTGACATTCCCCTCGGTCATGTGCAGGTGTCCCTGCCGTTGCCAGGTCAGGTACGGCACCTTGTCTCGACGCTCGCGCTGGTGGGCGTTCTCCTCGGGAATCCAGAAGTGCGGCTCCACCCAAAAGGTGCCGTCGTCTAGCGGGAAGAGCAGCACGAAGGCCGTGGTGTCAAAGGTCGTGGCCAAGTCCAGGCCGGCCCAGCACTCGCGGCCCTCGAGCGGCACCGGGCACTCGACGTTGCCCTGAGCCCAGTGATCCATCCGCAGCCAGCGGGTGTCCTGCTCGGTCCACTGGTTGAGGTACAGCTGGCGGAAAGTGTTTTCATACGCCGGCATCTCAACGGCACGCGCACACTCACTGCGCAGGAAGTCCAGGTTGACGGACACGCCCAGGTTTGGGTTGGCCACCCGCCATGTGTCTTCCTTCTGCCAATCGGCTTCCGTTGGAGCGGCGTAGATAGCCGGCAGGAAAGTCGGGTCGGTGACTGCACCGGCCGCCACCTTTTCTGCGTACTTCCACACCTCCCAGCAGACGCTCTTGCGGTCGTAGCCGGCCGTCGTCAGCGCCACCGTTAGCGGCTGCCGCCGGGCCCCCTGGCTGGACAGCATCACCTCCCACATTTCCCGGTTGCTGACGTGCAGCTCGTCGAATATGACGCCATGTGCTGACAGGCCGTGCTGAATGCCGGCCTCGGCACTGAGCGCCTTGTAGGTGCCGTGCGTGGCATCACGCACGATGGCGTTGCGGTAGACCTTCAAGTGCTGCGACAGCACCGGCGACTGCTCGACAGCAATGCGGGCCATGTCGAACACGAGCCGGGCCTGGTCCCGTGACGCCGCACACGAATACACCTCGCAGCCGGGTTCGTTCTCCATGAGTAGCCGCAAGGCGATCCCGGCACACAGGCTGCTTTTGCCGTTCTTGCGAGGCAGGGCCAGGAGGCTCGTACGCACCTTCCGCCGGCCGTCTTCCTCGGCGAACAACGCTCGCACGTAGTTCTGCTGCCAAGGCTGCAGCGTGAACGGCTTGCCGCCTAGCTCGCCCTTGGCGTGCGTGAAGAGCTTCTCGAAGAACAGGACGGCCCGGCACGACGCACACTTGCCGCACGGCTTCTCAGCCGAACAGGATGGCTGCCGCTTCGTCGTTCGCCGGCTTTTCGTCAACGGCCGAGACCCTCGCCAGCGCCGATGCCGTCAATCCAAACTGCTCGGCGAATCGCAGCATGTGCAGGCGGGCATCCTTCTTGCGATACCACGCCGGATGATTCATCACCCTACCTTTGTCGTCCATAAACGTGGCCCCGTGCTGCTTGAGCTCTTGGTCGGCCTTGACCATGTCGGCCAAGGCGTCGCAGTAGGCTGCCAGCGTGTGCTGGTGCCGCAGGCTCATTACCTTCGACGCCTCCAGCATCGGCACGATCCGTTGCCACTCAGCCCTGCCGATGTCGCACAGGTAGCCGGGAGGCTCAGGAATCCCAGGCTCGGCGTCGATGCCGCTCTTATGCGGCCCCCTAATGCGAGAGCCACGAAGCTTAAGGATCGGCTTAGGCGTCGGCTTTCGGCCCTTGCCCATTACGCCACACGGTGAAACGACGGGAACCGTGGCACGCCGGCGTCCGTCAGTTGCTGGTACTTGAACGTGAACACGGTGCCAATCGCTGGCGGATTGCGCCGCAGCGCGTCCGTCAGTCCCGACGATACCCGGAACTCGGTGCCGTCTTGCAGACACGCCACCAGAGCGCCCACGCTGCCAGCGTTGCGGCCCGTGCCGCCGTCGTAGCCAACCACCACTGCCTCGGCGTCGTGAAACGTCTTGACCTTGATCAGCGTGCCGCTCCGCTTCCGCTCGTAGGCGCTGCCCGGCTGCCGCAGCATCACGCCCTCGCCGCCCTGGTGCTCGACGCGGGCAAGCTCCTCGAGCAGGTCGGCGTGGCCACCGCACTGTCGCTGCGGAAGAACATACGCCGGGCCGTCGCCGGCCAGCGCCTCACGCATGCCGGCCAGCCTGTCCTCAAAGCCACCCAACGCCATCGGGGCATCGAAGGCGGCGTACCGCACATGACGCCACCCGTCGCCGGCATCGTGCGACTGCACAACGCTCACTGTTTCCTGGAACCGGCCGCGGCCGAGCCACAGCTCGCCGTCGAGCGGCTCGCTATCCGGCAAAGACCGCAGGAACCATTTTGGGGCATGGATGACGTTGCCGGTGCGAGTCCGCAGCTGCCGGCAGTCCCAGACGGCCCGCACGCCGTCGAGCTTTTCGCTCATCCACCAGCAAGCCGGATCGGTGCCGGCCCAGTTCTTAGCAAGCAGCACGGACATCAGGCATCCTCCATGCACAGCTGAGCAAGTGTCACTACGGCCGGGGCACATTCACGCGGCGAGATCTTCCACTGGTAGGTCTTGCCGTCAGGATGCCGCGACGGTGGCAGGACCGACTGAGCCGGCTTGCCGCCAAACCGCACCTCGAGGCCGCCGAGCTTTCGCCATCCGCAGCCAGGCACGGCGTCGGCCAGGCGGAAGATGCGATGCTGGCCGCGACCGCTGGTGTACGTCGGCGTCTTGGCGTTGTGCAGGCCGAGCTGCCGCACAAGGCTGCGGCCTTCGGCGTCGTCGTACTCAACATCGATCAGGCGGCCGTGACCGAGCAGTAGGCCGACGTTGTATCCGCCGTCGAGCCACTCGCTGATGCGGTCGGGGCACTGCGTCGCCTCCTGGTGCCAGGCCAATCCGAGCGGCCGCTTGCTGCGGCGGCCGACCTTGACGCACGCAGCGCCCTGCTCAAGCAGGGCAATCAGATCGGCGTCGCATGCAGTGGCGATAGACATTCGATGACTCCGTGAGAGGTGCCCAATGGTAGGCATTCCATCATCGGATTTTCAACCCCGCCGACGTGCATTTTGTGCCTGTAAAAAAGGTGCAAAACGCACTTTTCAAAGGCACGGAAACGGGCCTATGACGCACCTGCTTGCGGCCTGCTCGACGCCATTTCAGGCAGGCCTCCACACCCGATGGTTGCCGCGACAAGCCGCACGGGCGAAGCCTGGCCGCCTAGGGGCCCTCTATTTCGGCCCCGCGTGCGGGCCGC